AAATATAATTGTCGGAACTATTTCGAGCGACATGCCATTCGGAGCAAATCACTTGTTAGACAAATTTAAAATATCAGTATTCGGATAATGAATGCAGGAAGATTTGACACCCCTATTGAAATTTACAGATATACTAATTCTGTAAATGCAGACACAGGCGAGCGTTTAAAAACATGGGCTAAACTTGCAGACGCTTGGAGCACTTACGAGCCTGCAGATGGTGGCACAGAGGGAATCTATGCAGACACTCGAGAGAATAAACAGACTGTTAATTTTACTTTGAGATACATGAGTATAGGCGTAAACGACAGGATAAAATTAAACGGTAAAAATTATAATATTATTTCGATTAAATTAATTGATCGAGATATGTATATTAAACTTAATACCCAATTAACAGAATGATTGAGGGGCTTGATAAATTACTTAAGAAACTTGATGAAACAAATAAGACCATCTCTGAAGAGGAGGTTAAAAAAATTGTGCGAGATGAATCGAAGGCAATTATAAACACAGCCCAGAGCAAAGCGCCATCGACAGACATTAAAAATTCAATTGGCTTCATTGAGAAAAATGAATCTAAATTCACCAAAACAGTATTAATTGGCCCGCGTTATTATGGCGGATTTCGTGGTCAATTAGCACATACTTTTGAATATGGCACAGCTCCAAGATATACAAAGGACGGAGAATACAGAGGGCATATAACGGCTCGTCCATTTATGCGCCCTGCAATGGATGCTCACTCTTCAAATATTGTAACAAACGTATCAAAAAGAATATTTAAACTTGTAACAGAAAAACTAAAATAATATACAAATGGCTACCACAGGACTAGTAAACGGAACGCTCGTAAGCTTATATAAAGATGTAAGCGGCGTATTAACAAAAATCGCAAACGGCACAAGTGCTGATTTCGAAATGACAAAGGACACAATTGACGCAACTAATAAAGACGGCGGCAATTACAAGGAATTTTTAGTAGGTTTAAACTCATGGACAATGAGCTTTGAAGGTATCTTTGAAGAGGACGGTTCTGTTGCTTCTGGACATTCTGCGAAAGACATTATCACGGATCTAGTGGCAGGCGCTTTAATAACTGTTGTTATGACTACAAATGTAACAGGCGACATGAAGTTGTCTGGCTCAGCTTTATTGACTAACTTTGCCTGGAGCGCACCTGTAAACGACGTGTCAACTTTCAGCTGTAGTTTGCAAGGTTCTGGAACTTTGACTGTTGGAACAGTAGCTTAAAATAATTAGTGTTTTCATATTCCATAAATTAGGGGGCTAACGTCCCCTTTTTTTATTATATTTGCAATATGGAATTTAAAAATTTACCTATATTTTTTAACATGACAGCGATTGAGAATGTCATGAAGGCTTCGCAAATGGAAGATTTTTCTGCTTTTGGCGATAAGATGCAATTCGTAAAATCTTTAAAATTTGCTAGAGACTGCGCATTTTACGGAATTAAAGCAGGTTGTAAACGCGAAAAAATTGAAATGCCGTATAAAACAAGCGAAGACTTAGGCGACGATATAGATTCGTTTGAGGATTTAAACTTTGCTGTTGAGGCATTTACTAAGGCGGTGGGTGATTTTTTTCAAGTGAAGAGCCAAGGTTAAAAGGCTCTGAGGAATCCAATAGTAAACCTTTAAGATGGATCGACATCCATCGAATATCATTCGGAGAGATGAACATCACTCCGAGCGAATGGGAGAATGTAACTCCCTATTATTTTAAGTCCAGACTCGATGGCTTAAGAAATAAAGAAATGCAGATTTATCGATCAGAAATGGAACGGACTCGATGGCTTGCAGCCATGATTTTAAGCCCTCATGCAAAAAAAGGCACGCCGATAAAACCGCAAAATATATGTGTATTTTCATGGGAAAAAACAGATCCTGTGAATGTAGTTAATTTTGTAACTGAGAATAAAGAGTTATTCGATAAATTGCGACTGTGAAATCTTTAAAAGCAGTATATAACATATTGACTAATAACAGCCCATTAAACACGGCTGTATCTGGTCGCATAAGTCCTTTGAGACTACCGCAGGCGACGAGCTTTCCTGCTATATCTTATTATCAAGTTTCGCTAGTCGCGAATAATACTCAAAGCGGATATTCAAAATCAGATTTTGCAAGGGTGCAGATTTCCATTTTTGGATTGACGCTCGCCTCATGTTTAGACATTGCAGATAAAACTAGAACAGCTATGCAAATTAACCCAGGGACTTTTAATTCTGTGGTCGTTCATCAAGCGAAATTCGATAATGAAGTTTTACTAAGCGATGACAGCGCAGGCGAGGAAGGAATTTATCATATTGCTCAGGATTACATAATTAATTATAATAGATAATGGCTGAAAATAAAATAAATATTGTCATAGGCGCTGACATTGAGAAACTTAAAAAAGGGTTTCAGGATGCCGTTAAAATTACAGGCGCTAGCGGTGACAAAATAAGCACGGCAACCGATGCGATGGCTAGGCAGATCGAGAAGGATTTTGATCGAATAGCAACCTCTGCCAATACCAAAAGAGCTGTAACTCAATTACAGAATTTAGCCCTTAAAGTGCAGGCTCTTGGGCCAGAGTTCCAAGGGATGGCAAATAAAATCATCCGTTCCGCTGGTCAAATTAAGGATTCTGTCGGAGACGTATCGGCTCAAATTCAATATTTTAGCTCAGACACTCGAAGAATTGACGCTGTTATTTCGGGAGCTCAGGGGATTGCGGGAGCCTTTGCTATTGCAGAGGGCGCAGCTGCTTTGTTTGGCTCTGAAAATGAGGAGCTTAAAAAGACAATGCAGAAAGTACAGGGAGCCATTGCTTTATTAAATGGGATCCAAGCTGTGCAGAATGTGCTCCAAAAAGAATCTGCATTGATGACAGGGCTCGTTGCCGCAGGTCAGCAATTGCTAGCAATTAAAACCTATGCAGCTGCCTCTGCAATGAACGCGTTTAAAGTTGCTTTAATTGGCACAGGAATAGGGGCTGCAGTTGTTTTGGTTGCATCCCTAGCGGGAGCATTTAGCGACACGGCGAGCAATACTAAGGAAGCAATTGAAGAGCAAAAAAAGTATAATGATGAATTAATAAAACTAAAAAAAGAAAGAGAAGAGCTTGAGCAGGGAGAAGAGAAATATAGTCGCAATGAATTAAAAAGAGTTTCAAAAAGTTTAAAAGCTGGACAAGATGAATTAAAAGAGGTTCAAAATAATTTTGCCGAAAGATTAAAAGGAAATAAAGCCTTTGGAATTGAAACTCTTGACTCTGATCAAAAAATTTATGATGATAAAATAAAAGCATTAACTTTAAGCAATGAAACGCTTCTCGTTGAAAAATTAAAACTTGAGCAGAAAATTGGCAAAATTGATGAGCAGTCAAAAAGCAAACAAATAAAAACTGCCGAAACTACAGCTTCCAAAACTTTAAAAACAAAACAGGATAATCTTTCAAGCTCATTTGATTTAACAATTTCAAATCTTAAAGCTGAGGAGTCGGCTCAATTGCTACTTGCCAAAACTGAAATCGACAAAGCAAAAATTCAAACGGATACTGCAAATTTGATTCTGGATGAGAAGGCTAAATATTTATTAAAGCAGGAAAAACTTAGACCTGAAGAGGAAAAAAACGCTCAGTTATTAGCTAACAATTTAAAAATTATTGAGAATGAACAAAGTCAAAATTTAGATAATTTTATAAATAAGCAGGGCGATTTAAAAGATAAGGATATTGATGACAATAAAAAAAGGATTCAGGAATTTTATAAAAACGAACAGGATAAGGCCTCATTTATTGATCAAGCTAATAAGCAGGAACTTGATAATTTAAATAACTATTATCAATTAAAAGAGAATGCGGCGACTAAGGATTTCCAAAATGGAATACTAACTGAAAAACAATATAATATAGCTATTCTGCAATTGCAATTGCAACGTGCTCAGAATACACTTCAAGCGTTAAAAGACGCAGGAGTCACCAATACTGCAGAGGTTGAAAAACAGATTCTTGATTTACAGGCAAAATTAAAAGAGGGATTAACTGGAGTCGATGACATTACAAAGAAATTCAATGAGTCGATTAACAGCGCATTTCAATCGATTTCTGCAAATGGATTCGAAAGCATTGGTAAATCATTAGGCGACTCGATAACAAAGGGTGCATCATTTATGGACGCTGCATTTCAAACGGTGCTAAGTTCAATAGCTGGATTTATTGAGGCTTACGGAAAGGCGATGATAGCATACGGTGTCGCAAAGTTGGCACTAAATACGGCCTTCGCAAGTTTAAATCCTGCGCTAGCTATAGCTGCGGGTGTGGCATTGGTGGCAACTGCGAGCATCGTTCGAAGTACAGAAATGGGCGGAGTGACTGCATTCGCAGAGGGTGGTATTGTTTCAGGCCCTACGTTGGGACTTATGGGAGAATATCCAGGCGCATCTAGTAATCCTGAAGTCATTGCTCCATTAGATAAATTGAAATCTTTAATTGGCGGCGGAGGGGATTCGGGCGGATATATAGCAGAAACACGATTTGATGGGAGAGATTTATTTTTAGCAGTTAAGAAATACGAAAGGGATTCAGCTCGTGGCTAGGAAATATTACGGTCAATTCACATCCATTGCGGGCGTAGTTCACAGAGTCGAGATATGGGATGCGCCAAGCGGATCCACAAGCTCGGGAACTGAGCTGCGACTTGTTAGCGAAGGCTATCAAATTGAGAGACAGGGAGAGGGCGATTTGTTATTTGAAAACAGAGTAAAGAAATCGAAGGCAACGGCATTCTTTGCAATCGATAACAATACAGACGCGGCATATTTTGAGGACATGGCTATCGATGAGGAGGGCAGCCATGCAATGATTATTTATAAAAACAATACTGTTGTTTGGATTGGGCGTATATTGGGCGATCTATTTTCTTGGCAGCGCAGCTCTGTAGAGGGTAAGCGTATTTATGAAATTACATCTGTTGACACATTGTCTCTATTGGATAACTACAAAATTCAGGCGTCATGGTTTACAAGTGGAAAAATTACATTGCTTCATTTAATTACTTCCATTTTAAAGACTACAGAATTAGACGCATATTGGACGGCAATAAGTCGCT